GGCACCCCCCTCCCTGCCAACGTGGCCATGTACCAGAAGTACGCGGACGCTATTAAACGCAAGTGGCCTGACGCTCAACAGGTTATAGCGGAGCGGCAGATCGCCATTAACCCATACCTGCTGGAGACGGGGTACTTCGACGGCGACGTGTGGATCAGGGCCAAGCTAGACGTGACGGTGTTGCGCAGCGGCGAGGCCATCGTACTAGATTGGAAGACGGGTAAGGTTAAGGACGACCCCAAGCAGCTCATGTTCTACGCGCTGTTGGTGTTCTGCCTCTACCCTACTGTGGAGCAAGTAAGGACGGGGTTCGTATGGCTGAAGGAAGGCACGCTGTCCCCTCCCGCTACGTTCACCAAGGATCAGTTCGATCAGATACTGGCCATGTGGGTGAGCAAGTACACCACCATACTGGAAGCCCACGAGTTGGGTGTGTTCCCGCCTAAGAAGTCGGGGCTGTGCAACGGGTGGTGCGAGGTAAAGTGGTGTGAACATTGGAAACCCAAGAGACCGAGGAGGTAATCATGAACTTGTTTATCACAGTTTTACTTGTAACGTTCACTGACGGCACGTATCAAGCGTTTAGCTCAGATGAAGTAGCCCACACTAACGTGGGCTGCGTAGAGGTTGCCCGGTCAAAGGGCATGGAGCTGCATGAGATGGAAGACGTAGAGCGCGTACAGTTTAATTGCGTCCTACTGGAAGACTCATTCGACTGGTAGGAGGTGGCCGTTAAAAGCAGTAACAGACCACTTGTGTCTTGGAGGACTAAGCCATGCCGTGGAACGGAAGCGTAGGTACACCGTGGGCAATGTGGGAGAAGGACCTCCTCATACGGGAGAGGCAGAAAAGCCCGCCTACTCCGTATAAAGAGATTGTCAAGCAACTACCGGGCCGGACATGGAGAGCTGCCCACCGTGAGGCCACGGACCTGGCGCTGACTAGCTGGAGTAACAGCGAGACCCACCGCATTAAGTACAAAGACAGGGAGGGAGAGATATTCGCTACGCTGCAATACTGCGTACTGGACAGGAAGATGAATATAAGCCTAGTGCGTGACTACCTGGAGAATGTGAAGGGGATCAAGCTGGCTAGGTCTACCCTGGGTAAGCGAGTGGCCAAGATGAAGGACGGAACCCCTGAAGAACGAGAGGTACACAATCAAGCGCACGAAAATGCCACTCGAAGCAGGGGTCTGAGAATATCGCTAACTCGCAGAGCTAAGTACAAGCGAGGAGACTACGATCACATGAGAGTTGGAGGAGGTAAGACTTATGGCAACTCCAGAAGTAAAGGTGAAGAACAAGATCAAGGCGATACTGAAGAAGTACAACTGTTACTACGCACTGCCAGTAATGCAGGGGATGGCACAGAACGGCACGCCTGACATACTGGCCAGCGTGGGCGGCGTGTTCTTTGGCATCGAGGCCAAGGCAGGACAGGGCAAACCCACGGAGTTGCAGAAGGTTCAGCTTCGTAAGATCAGGGAGTCTGGTGGAGTATCCGTGGTGGTGTACGAAGGCAACCTGGAAGCGTTCGAGACACTGGTCAAGACGTTGCTACAGAACAAGTCAAGTCAGTTCATCGTGGACTGGGTGACCGCTGTATACGACGGCTCCCTCTACGCAGACTGGAGAATAGAGGAGTACAAGTAATGAGTACGAGAAACAGAGGATGGTGGAAACCGCCGTTCGCCAACGCTAACCACAAGTGGCACTACTACGCGGAGAACGGACGGAGCCTGTGCGGCAAGTACGCCATGCTCGGTGGGAGCTTTGACGAGAACTCGGATGACCCCAAGTTCGACACCGCAGACGACAACTGCGTGGCGTGTCAGCGGAAGCTGGCCAAGGTGAGGGAGCCCGCCGATGATAGTCCATGAGAAGTCGAGGTCCCTGATTTTCAATGTACCGGACCCGAGGGTAATCACTGAAGTGATACCCAAGTCCAAAGTGGTGACCCATGACGGAATGGACTACACGCAGGTGTACCACGGCGTTGACGAAGTTAAGGTGCTACGGAATATAGGCTTCTCCCCGCCTAGCCCAATAGAGAACCACTACCAGTGGCAGGGGAAGCTCTCTCCGTTCCCCCACCAAGTAGCAACGTCGTCATTCCTGACACTTAACCCTAGGTGTATATGCCTTAACGACATGGGGACAGGTAAGACGTTATCCGCGCTATGGGCAGCGGATTTCCTCATGGACGAGGGGCTGGTGAACAAGGTAATCATAGCGTGTCCACTGTCCACGATACACAGCGTATGGGCGAACGAGATCAACACGCACTTACTGTTCAAGAGGAAGTGCGTGGTCCTGCACGGGTCCCGAGAGCGACGTAAAGCCCTGCTTGCTGATACTAGCGTGGACTTCTACATCATCAACCACGACGGGTTGAGCGTCATAGAGGAGGACCTAAGTAGTCGCAGTGACATAGACCTGTGGATGATAGACGAGGCAGCCGCTTACCGTAACTCGCAGACCAACAGGTATAAGCGACTGAAGAAGCTAATACCTGCCAGCGCAAGGTTGTGGCTGATAACGGGTACCCCATGTCCTGCTTCGCCAACTGATGCGTGGGCTTTGGCCAGGCTGATAAACAGCCCGAAGGCCCCCAAGTATTTCAGTGGGTTCAAGCAACAGACCATGAACCAGATAACACAGTACAAGTGGGTGCCTAAGCCGGACGCATACAAGACTGCCTACGAAGTATTGCAGCCAGGTATTAGGTTCCGTAAGTCAGACGTTATGAAGTACCTCCCCCCGGTATCGTTCCAACTGCGGAGGTCAGCGCTTACCAAGGAACAGACCAAGCACTACAAGGCCATGCACAAGAACCTCGTCATGCAGGTGGGCAAGGTAGGCACGGAGATAACCGCACAGAACGCAGCGGTCAAGCTCCTCAAGCTGTTGCAGGTTACGACAGGTGCTGTCTATGACGAGTTCGGCATACCCTTTGAGATAGACGCGAGTTACAGATTGAAGGTTCTTGAGGAGCTGGTAGAGGAGAGCAACCAGAAAGTTATCGTGTTCGTACCGTTCACCGCTGCGCTCAACCAAGTACGCAGGCATCTGGAGAAGCGCTGGACAGTAGCGGTAGTGGACGGCAGCGTCTCCCCTGGAGAGCGCAAGCAGATTTTCCACGACTTCCAGAACAGCCCTGACCCGCACGTGTTGCTGGCCCACCCGAAGACCACGGCCCACGGGCTGACGCTGACGGCGGCGGACCACACGATATGGTACGCGCCGATTTACTCCCTGGAGATATTCGAGCAGGCTAATAACCGGATGGACCGACCCGGCCAACTGTTCAGCATGACGATCAGCATGATCGCCGCCAGCAAATTGGAGTACGAGCTGTACAAGGCGTTGAGGAGTAGGCAAGTAATGCAGAACAGCGTGCTCGACCTCTATCGTCAAGCGAAGGACTTGACATAACCTGCAACAGTGTATACAATAGGTACTGTTGGCTACCGACCACTAGGAGAACGACCATGAGCGAGCAAGAGCAGCGGGCCATAGAGCCCGCAGACGTAGTGGATGCAATGGTGGAAATCCGGGACGCCCGGAAAGAACTGAAGAAGCAGTACGAGTTGGAAGACAGCAAGCTCCGGGAGAAGTGGGAGCGTGGCGAGAGGTGGTTGCTGAAGCACCTGAAAGACCACCGCCTCAACAACATGGGTATCGACAACCGCTACACCGTGTTCAAGTCCGAGTCCTTGCGTGCATCCATCGGGGACTGGTTGGCCACGTCAGAGTACATCGCTAAGACAGGGGAGGTAGACCTACTGGAACACCGAGTGAGCGCTAAGTCAGTCAAAGAGTACATGGAAGCAAACAACGGTCAGGTACCTCCTGGCATTTCAACAGACACCCGCGTAGCAATCAACATCCGCAAGCAATAAGGTGAACACAATGAACGACGTTACTATCTTCGAGCAGTCGCAGGCACCGGCCCACCTCCAGAACAGCGAGCGGGCAGCAGAGATGAACAAAGGTGCCATCGTTGGCACCGGGGGCGGGGCAGGCGTCAACCGCATAAGCCTCAAGCAGTCGAAGTTCCGCATCATTGAAGACGGCGAAGAAGTGCAGGTTCTGCACGTGGGTGCCATCGACGTGGCAGTGCTGCGGGTCAACGACGGCATCACCAAGACCTACTACGAGAACGCGTGGAACCCGTCGCAAGAGGCTGAGGCGCCTACCTGCTACAGCGACGACGGCGTTGTGCCTAGTCCCAACGCGGACAAGCCGCAGGCCCGCACTTGCGCCGAGTGCCCCCATAACGCATGGGGCTCCAAGATCAACCCGCACACCAAGGCCGAGAGTAAAGAGTGTTCCGATGCCAAGGCCATGGCAGTAGTAGCAGCGGACAACGTGGGCAAGAACAAGGTGTACCGCCTAAGCGTACCGGCTATGTCACTGAAGGACTGGGGTAAGCACGTCAAGCAACTGTCCAGTGTGTCGCCGACCATCCCGTATAACGCTGTAGTTACCCGCGTGGCCTTCGACACCGACGCCACGTACCCCAAGCTGAAGTTCTCCCCCGTGCGCTACCTGACCACGCCGGAGTACAACGCTGCCGAAGAACGGTTCGAGGAGCCCAGCACCAAGTTAGCGGCGGGACTAGTCGAAGCGGCAGCCGCCAGCGCCCGGCAACGTGCTGGTACAGACCTCCCCGGTGCGAACCCTGCCGCTGCTGCGCAACAAGCTGTGCGGGACCAGGGGGCAGCTCAGGCTGAAGCGCAGGCTCAGGCCGACGCACAAGCCGCCAAGGAACGCGAACAAGCCCAGATGGCTGCACAGGCCAAGGCGCAGCAGGCCCAGGCTCAGGAGCAGGAAACCCTGGACGCTGCCGGAGGGTTTGGTAGCCCCGAGGCCCCTGCCCCGGAAACACAGCAGCAAGCAAAGGCCCGCGAGCCCGAGCCCGCGCAGCAAGAGCAAGCTGTTAGCGGATTCGGCAGTGAACCGGAGCCCCAGGCTCAGCGTCAGGCTGCGCCCGCCCAGGAGGACGCTGCCAGCGGCTTCGGTAGCACCCCTGAGCCCGAGCCCGCGCAGCAAGAGCAAGCTGTTAGCGGCTTCGGTGGGGAGCCTGAGCCCGAGCAGCAGGCCGGTGGCGTAGTGGACCAGCGCCCTGAGCAAGACGCCCAGGAACGTGAGCAAACTCCGAAGGCCAGGGATTTGGATAGCGTGTTCGGCGGCGACTGGTGATACTGCGTTACACTGCATACATCGGGGCTGGTTAATCCAGCCCCTTCTATCTACCGGGGACCTATCATGAACACACAGCCCGCCCAAGAAACTACCTCTGAATACGCTGTCAAGCGTGTCATTGCGTTCCACGACAAGGTGATGCTCAGCAAGCGAGCCGTCGCTGTGCTGCTGGGGATCAGCCCTGCCGCCCTCCTACGCTGGATGGACGGTGCAACTCACCCGTACCAATGGACAGCCGAGCAGGCACTACGTCGCATCGAGTGGTTTGACGATGCGGACGTTGCCAACGGCTTGTATGCACGTCTCGAAACGCTGACCCCTAAGGGTCGCATGTCTGAACTACAAAAAGTAATTGATGACAAGACCCAGACCGCTTGACCGGGAGACGCACCGTGGATACACAGCAATTCCTCCGCGCTGTATGGCCGAGCACTGGACCCTACATAATAGGGCACCCCGTCAAGTGGAAGGATAAGTCCACAGGCGAAGAGAAGTCCGGTCTCAGGCAGACAGCGTACCCAGACGCAGCGAACGCAGCGAACGCAGCCGCCGCCCTGGCTACAGACAGGGACGCCCCCGTAGATGTGTATTTTGCACTCGGGTCAATCAAAGAAGTACGCAAGAAAGGCATGAGGGTAAAGACCAACATAAGCAAGTTGGGCGCTTTCTGGCTGGACATAGACGTACGCTCAGGCAAGCCGGGTAGTTACCAGGACTTCGACACAGCCGCCCACGCGCTCAGGTCATTCTGCTCCCGGTATCAGTTCCCCAAGCCCTTGGTGGTCAACTCCGGGGGTGGGTTCCACGTGTACTGGCCTATGTCCGATGACATGGAGCCCGATACATGGGATCACTACGCTGGACTACTCAAGCGAGTAACCCATGCTCATGGACTACAAGTAGATACCAGCCGTACCGCAGACCGTGCTTCCGTGCTACGTGTTGTAGGTACGTACAACTGGAAGACAGGTAGCCCACGGGATGTGTCCGTGGTAGTAGACCCTGGCCAGCAGTACCCGGCCCGCCAGCTTATGTCGTGCATCGCTGCCGCTGCCGAGGCTCTAGGGGTAGACTCCGCTCCTGTGCAGGCTGGCCCTGCCGTTGCGGCCGCCCTGCCGGGTACCAACCCAGCGGCCAACGCGACACCTGTTGCAGACAACAGCGCGGCCATGGCAGGCACCGTTACCGACTCTCCCTCCAACGCCAAGCAAGTTGTTGGCAAGTGTCAGCAGCTACGTGACCAGCTCGAACGCCCGGATCGGGTAGACGAGCCCAACTGGTACGCCATGATCGGCTGCCTGCGCCACGCCGAGAAGGGTGAGCAAGCGGTCCACCTGATGTCCAAGGGGCATCCGGGGTACAGCCCCGAGGAAACCGATACCAAGATTCAGCAGCACAAGGACGGGGGGTACGGTCCGTCTACTTGTGTCGCCTTCGAGAACGCGAACCCCGATGGGTGTAAGGGCTGCCCCTTCTACGGGAAGATCACCACCCCGTTGCAGCTAGGTCGCGAGCGCCCCGAGTCAGCCGCTCCCGTGATGACGCTGACGACGACAACCGGACAGACCCTGAGCCTCCCCCTGCCTCCTGCGCCGAAGCCCTACAAGCGAGCCGTTGACGGTGCTGGCAAGACTATCATCACGGTCACCGTCACCAATGCCGATGACGTGGACGAGGAGTCGATGATATATGACAACGACTTGTATCCTACGGGCCTGTTCTATGACGAGCGAGCCCGCAAGTTCTTCGTGACAATCCGTAGGCGCCTACCTATGGACGGGTGGGATGACTTCGACCTGGCGCTGGGGTCCCTGTTTGACAGGCGTACCCTATCCACTACGCTAGGCGACATGGGCGTAGTGCCGATGCTGGACAAGATGGAACACGTGGTGAACTACATGCTTGCATACATTAAGGAACTACAGAATCACGCTAAGTCAGCCATGGTGTACGCCAAGATGGGCTGGCGCGAAGATAACCAGTTCGTGCTACCTGACCAAGTGCTGGTAGCCGGGGCACCGACTGAGCAGGTAACGCCTAGTCGCAACACGATCAACGCCCTGCGTTGGCAGGAGCCGCGTGGCGACCTGGAAGAGTGGAAGTCCGTGGCAAGGTTGTACGAGCAGCCGGGGATGGAAGCGTTGCAATTCGGGTTCGGCGTTGGGTTCGCTGCCCCGCTGTTCCGGTTTACCAACTTCGACGGCATGATAGTCAACATGGTAGGCGAAAAGGGTAGTGGTAAATCCAGTGCTGCTCTTCTGGCCAACTCGATATGGGGCCACAAAAAGATGGGGTGGGGTGATGCCAAGCACGACACCATACGGTCTTTTTACAATAAGCTGGGGGTACTAAATACCCTACCCGCTACGTACGACGAGATCACAAACCTCCAGGCCGAGGACCTGTCCGACCTCTGCTACGCAGTGTCCAAGGGACAGGGTAGGCAGCGGCTCAACCAGGATGGCAGTGCCAAGGAAGACCACGGGTCCTGGCAGACCATGATGATCTGCACCTCCAACGCCTCACTGCACAGCCGACTGACCCTGGCGAAAGCGGACAGCTCCGCCGAGGCGGTGCGTGTGTTCGAGTATTACGTGCCTAGTCATACCCTGCCCAAATCCGTAGCTGATACCGGGTTCGACAAGCTCAACTACCATTTCGGGTTAGCGGGTCCAGTGTTCATGGACTACGTGCTGAAGAACGCCAAGTCTGTGCATGATCGCGTGCAGCACTGGATGCAGGTTATCGACCAGCAAGGCAACGTGTCATCCGGTGAACGGTTCTGGTCTGCTGCCCCGGCGTGCGTACTGACAGCGTTCGAGGCGTCCAACGCAGTGGGCCTGACCAACGTGGACATTGGCCGTCTGCTCCGGTTCGTCCTCGATGCTATCGACAAGATGCGCACTGTGGTCAACAGCGCCGTTCGCAGTGGGTTCGGCATACTCACGGACTACCTGAACTCCAGTCTTTACAAGACGCTGACGATTGGTACCCAGCCGCAGCCGGGCAGCGTGCCTTTGATTACCCAGGAGCCCAGGGGGGAGCTGAGAATCCGGTTCGAGTCGTGGCACGACAGGTTGTACATGGACCGGGCGGACTTCCGCCGTTACTGCGCGAGCCAGTCCATGGACCCCAACCGGCTGAAGGAAGAGCTGCAAACCCAGGGGGTGCTTATCGAGGAGAAGAAGCACGTACTAGGTAAGAACACGAACTTCGGTAGAGGCCAGACAATGTGCTGGGTACTGGACATGGCCAATCCTGCCATGGGTGGAACCCAATCAACACTCAAAGCTGCGAGTGCCGGTGAGGTATCAGCCAAGGCAATCGCTACTGCACAGTCAGGAGGTCAACCATGATCCAACCCAAGCCATGTCCCTTCTGCGGGGACCTGTCCCCCGGTCCCCTTTTCGACCTGGCCCAGGGCTTCAAGTGGGGCGCCATAGAGTGCCCCTCGTGCGCAGCCCGAGGGCCTGAGGTGCGCACTAACTACCAGGAGCCTACCGAGTGGATCGAGGATGCCATCATAGAGTGGAACAAGAGGGTGGGTACGCGATGAGAGCCCCCCAGTCGGGGGCTCAGTGTTTCACGTGAAACATCAAGGGCTGTTCGGACTGTCGTTGTCGAAGTTATAGCTGTAGCTTTCCGTCCAGCCAGCGTTGTTACCCGCGCTGTTATTGAAGTTCAGGGACTCGCTGTACCCTCGGCTGGTGCTGTCAGTCTGGCTACGGCTAAACCCGGCAGACGCACTCGCTCCTAGCTGTGCCCCGATGTTGACCGAAGACAACGCCGAGCTGGCCAGGGAAGCACTGATCTGCGCAGCGCCTTGAGTTGTGCTTGCCTGGATACGTGCGTCTTCTGCCAACAGATTGGCACGTGCTCGGTACGCCTCCACGGCCCCGCTGAACCCTGCGATCTGCGCTTGCCAGCTAGTATCTTGGGCGCTGACCTGCGCTCGATACCTCTCTATCTCCCCCTGTTGCTCGATCTGCTCAAGCTGAAGCTGGGACTGGATGACGTTAAACTCTTGCTGGAGCCGCGTGGACACTGCCCGCACTTTCTCTGCGAAAGTCTGTACGTTGGCGGTGTACGCTCTAACCTTGTTCTGTTCCACCCCGAGTTGGGCGTCCACCTTGGCTCGGCCACCTTCCACTTTGACACGCTCGGCATCTACTTCAGTAGCATACCCACGCATCTTAGCTTCGTAGAGTTGGACAGGAGCCAGCCTGGCGTTGACCAAAGTCTGGTAGCCCTCGTACTGCGACTGGACCGCCCGCACCTCCGACGTAAAAGCCTCCACCTCTGTCTGGAACCCTTGGAGTACAGCCAACTTGGTGTCAAGCTCTGTACGCGCACCGTCGAGCTGCGCCCGGTAGAGGTTGACCACCTCCCCTTGCCCGCGTAGTTGAGCCTCATACAACTGCACCTCTCCGAGTTGTACCTGAACCTTGGACCGGACTGCCTCTACCTCGGTCTGGTACACCTGCAAGGGAGCCAACGCACCCCGCATCCTGGCATCGAATGTCTGCGCGTTGCTGTCATGCTCAGCGATGCGTACTCGACTCACGTCCAGTCGAGCATTGAACTCAGATATACGAGCGTTGAAGGTCTCCACGTTGATACGGTGGGCGTCGAGACGGGCAGACAGCGCCTGCACGCGGGTCTGGAACAGCCCCACCATGGCGTTATATGCCTCCACGTTGGACTGGCTGCTGTCACTGAGGGTCTGCAACGCGGCACGGTACGAATCCAGGCTGGCCTGCATTTCCGCCTGAGCCAACTGCACCCCGTGCTGGAGCTTGCTGACGAATACTTGAACCTCCGAGCGCATCCTCTCCATGGCAACGTCTCGTGACGCAGCTCGAATCTCTGCGTCGGCGTCAGCTCGGATGGTGTCGGCCCTCTTGGCCAGGGCACCGGGGGGAGCTACGTGGCCACGGGAAGCGAACTCGCTCCACGTCTCGTCAATCTGTCGGTTGGCGCGGCGGTCCACCAAGTCCTCGGTCCTGGCCACCTCTTGGTCCGTCACCTGCTGCACGGTGCTCGGGGTGCTCATGTCGAGGATGATCTGTGCCAGGGCCTCTTTGAGGTCGTCCTTCAGCGGTATGTTGACAGCCAATACGTCCGCGTCCGTGAACCCCTTAACCTGCGGTAGACCGCTAGGGATCGCCACCTCGAAGTCAGCCGGGTTCAGCATCGACAAGTTCGGCGTGGTCAGGTTCGGGAGGTTGAGGTCCAGTTCCTGTGGCGCGTCCGGGATGAAGATGACCGGCGCATCGGGGATGTCGATGTCATCCAGTGTGGGCGTCGTAGGGAGGTTGATACCCGGCGCCGTAGGTAAGTCCACCGAGTAGTCCACAGTAGGCTTGGTGGGCGCACCGGGGACGGCCACGGTGGGCTCAGGCGGCAAGCTGAGAACAGGGGCAGCCGGTGCCGTCAGGTTAGCCATGTCCGGTATGAGGGACACATCGACCGCACCCGGTGCGTAGTTCGCCGGGTCAGCGGGCAGCGTACTCGTCGGCATAGTAGGCAACGTGTAAGACAGAGACGGCGCGGCAGGTAGCGTCCCACTCAGAGTCAACGTAGGCGTAGCCCCCAGGGCAGCCAGGTCAACGCCACCGGAGATAGCGTCGATAGCAGCCTGCGCCTGACTCACGATGGTGTTGGCCCTGTTGAACGTCTCGTTCAGCCGACTGTTTACCGTCCAACTGGCGGAGTTAAACTCGTTATCCCACGAGCTATCGACTTCGCTTTCGGGGGGACCAAGGGCCTCCCCGCCTACATCGGGGACCGGGACAATCTGACTCATGCTTAAACCCTCCTTGAATCAACGAGCGTCATAACTCGTTGCTCGATGATGGACGCTTTGGCGTCGGCCGGTGCCAATAGCTTAAACCCCCAGAACTGCGCCTTCTCTCCACGGTTCAAGTCCATGCGATACGTTGCTGGCGGAGCCGTTGGGTCTATGGCTCTCTCGTACTCCACCTCGTTCATGGCAGCACCCGCCCCAGCCCTCACCTGCATACGTACAGGTAGCTGAGAAGACAGCGTGAAGTACACGTGCGGCACAGACTTGAGCTGCCTGGACTCGAAGTCGGTAAGCCCGAACTCGACTGACGCTTCCGCAGTCCCCTGCCCGTAAGTCTTCAGCCCAGTAGCCGTAGGCGCCAGCACCTCTCCGTCCACAGTGAGGGCCTGGCTTCCTTCGAATCCTTCGTACCGGCTCATAGCGTAAGTGCGAGTGTTGAATACCCACGCGGTGCCCGAGTTCTGCACCCCGAAGTAGTCGCTACCCTTGGCGTAAGACTCCAGCATAGCACTAGCCGCCAGGGTACCAGACAACAGCTCGTCACGAGCCACCGCGACCGCCTCGATGGTGTCCCGAATAACTCGGAGCGCGGCGTCCTCGAAAGTCTCGGACCCCCATCCAACGGACTCCACCGTGACGAAGCCAGACAGCTTGTCCAGGGCCAGCTCCCCGACCGCTAGGGCCAGGTCCTCGATAATCGGCTCGAAGACCCTGCGCACGGCTTCCTGGCTGTCAGAGCCCGTGCCCTGGACCTCAACCGTCTCGAACTGCGTGTTACCTGCCCGGAGGATGTCCCCGAACGCCAGCCCGACAACGGTCAGCTCTTCCAGGTACCCTCGGGTTGTCTCGGGCTCAAGATCAGAACCGTAGCCCAAGGATATGAACGTGTCGTACTGCCCACGGGACCCAAGGGGCTCGTCCTCGTAACCGTAACCCAGGGACTCCAGAGTAACTGCCCGACCTTGAGACTGGATAATCTCGGCGCTGGCCAGCGCGTAGGACTCGACAGTGGCACTCGTTGCGGAGACCGTACTGATTTCCTCCGTGGCCAAGGCGGTAGACGTGTAGTACGTAACCTGTGCCTCCGACACTATCTCCCCGTGCCCCACCGCTGAGTTGGTCAGGTACATCGTTTGTGCTTCTTCCTCCAGCTCCCCTACAGCCAAGGCCACGGCTGTGATGGTTTCGTAATACTGCTGAGGTACGCTGGGGGTGTCGGGCTCAGTTACTATGTCCTCGCACACTTCGTAGCTGTACGTAGAGGTGCCGTTGAACGTGCCCCCGTTTACTACAAAGGTGTTGATCCCGCCCGGCCGCCTCACGGTAACGGTGTAGCACTCAAGAAGCGGTACACAGGTCTCCCGCGTATGCGAGGTACCTGCATTGAACGGAGTGGAGTTAATCCGCAAGCCGTTGATAGTGCCAGGGCTGCGCTCGGTGACCACCTGCTTCTTGCCTACCGCCTCGGTAGTGGTCACGCTCTCGGCGCCGTCATTCACGGCTACACTGTTCAGGGCGAACCCGTTGAAAGTGCCCGGTGCGCGGGTCCGATGCGTGGTAGTGAGGATGCACCCAGGGATGCAACGCTCGGTAACCTCGGTGTATCCAGCGTTGATGGCCGCGATGTTGAGCCGAAGGCCGTTGATCGTTCCCGGTACACGGGCGGAGACCCGAGACTTGTATCCGGGCTGGCTCTCCTCGATAACGTCATACGTGGCCGCGTTGACCGCCCCACCGTTAATGACAGCGGCGTTCAAGCTGCCGGGTTTCCGGTGCGTTACCTTGGTGGTGACCGTGCATAGGTTGCTCGCCTCGACCACCTCGGGTTCGGGGGGAGGGGCGCCGTTGACAGTCACGGTGTTGATGGCGTTTGCGTTAATCACCGCTCGGCTCCTCCCACTCTATTGTGTCACCTTCGATGTCCAGCAACAGTTTAGAATACTTGAGCTTCGATGACACGTGCAGAAACGCAGCCCGTACGGTGTCTACCCCCGCATCCTTAACCTCGAAATACTGCCCCGTTACGGGGTTATGTACTACGTCATACGTATCGGTCTCAGTTACGTTCTGTATGCCCCTGTCGTTCCAGTCCTTTCTCTTGACAGGTACAACTCTGCTGCCTTCTACGTTACCCTTGAGTACGACTGCCGTTACGCACTTACGGCACATACCAAACACTGTATTAAACGTACTACCCTCTACCTCTTCTTCCCTCTCGTGGTAGTTATCCCCGAATATAGTCAGTAAGTACGTGTCTCCTCGGTCCTCTATAGCCCAGTAGAAGCCAGCGGCGGGCACACACAACGCTAAGTCAGTAAATACCCAAGGCAACCACTTCCCCATGGGTCTGGCAGGAGGAAATATATCCCCGGCACCTTCCCCCATTGGTATCCCATCCAGGGTCACCATTGGTCTGCCTTTGTCCAGGCTCGCCAACTGAGGGCTGGAGGACTGGGACGTGAATGAACCGCCGTTGGGCAGCCCAGAAGATATGGTACCTCCCCCACCCCCGTTTACCACGAAATTACCTGCTTGCTGTATTCCTAGGGGCACAATTATGTCTTCGCCAGTATGCTCGTCCGGTATACTAAACTGACCTACTACGTTATACCCTATGCTAAAAGTACCAGACTGCCCTACGCTGAATGACACAGTATCCACCAATGTCATACGGTAGTAGCCTCCTCCGGACTCATCCGGAGGTATGTACGTACCCCCAAAGTCTGTGCTGCCAGTAACCTCACTGGTGAACTCAATATCTTCTTCGTACTCCGTGCTTACAGTACCAGCGAAAGATACTACTTTGGTGTTGGGTAACGTAACACTAGACGACTGGTTCCATGTCAGGTTATCTACCTGTACTTCGTTCAGGTTCTGCATACTGGTAGCGTGGACATCTACTCGCGACCCATCGACTACCGGAGAATCGTATACGGGGGTGTCGTACACGCACAGAAACGGGTACCCGTGAAGAGCGTCGTACTCTTTATAGTCCAACGGGTTAATGCCCGTCTGTCTGTGGTTTATCATGGTGCTCTTAAACCCCCACGAATCCCTCCAGTCGGACAGTTTCGCGTGGTAATCCCAGAATCCCGGAATAATGCTGAACGCTATGTACGCTTGGTCCCTCACCTGCCACGCAGTAACCGTAGCCCACGCACTCAGGTCAGGGCCTCCATCTATCTCTGTGACCACGCCGGGAGAAGACGGTACATCCAGGGTTGCAGGTCTAACGGTCGTAGTCTTCGACACCCTAGGGCTGCCGGGGAAAGCATCGTGATTAGTTATGCCATGCCACCTAGCTACGTGTCTATACCCTATATAGGGAGTAAACGTACCCAGAGGTTGTCTAACTAATATGGACGCACAGGGGGCCAGTTCAAACCGGAAGTACGCGAGAAAAGTCAGGTTGTAGTAATAGTCTTCCACCCCGCGAGTAGCGTTCCAGTTCAAGGCCATCCACCCATCCCGGTTGAACGAGGACAGCAGCGACCTCCGCTCCGAGTACCAATGCTCCCTGGACTCCTCTACCACCACATCGTCTGTGTCGGACAGCCGTAGCCTATCCGGCCGTGTCCGACTGGCCTGGCTGAGTGAACCCGCGTCGTCCACCAAGAAGCCTAGGTTCCTCAGTGCAGACGTATAGGTGGTATCGGGGTTGAAGTTATCGAAGTCCGACCACATGGCTACGCGTTGAGACACCTCCGGCCGAGTAGAGCCGAACATATCGCTAAGAGGCTTAGGTTCAAAATTACCCTCGTCGTCAACTCCGTCCAACGCAAAGTAAACGGCTCTTGGAGCCTCCAAAGTAAACGGCTTAGGGTAGAACCAGTGGCCTTTCTCCTCTAGGCACAACACGTGGTTGTCCCCGGTTGCCAGAGACTTTGTTTCCCCCGGTTCGGTGAACGTGTGTACCCTGGCAGACGTAGGAACCAAGCCCTCTTTTATCTTGGGGTTGTCCGGTTCTCCCTCCGGCCCCAATGGTAGCAGCAGGTCGTCAGCCGTCTCTATGACGCCCAGGAGCGTGGGTAGTACGACCAGGCCCGTCTCTGGGTCAGCGGGCAGTAGCAGCGGCCCGTGCTCCGGGTGGTGGAAAAACAACCCGTTGGTACAAAACTTTTTGAGGCGTAGTCCGGGGAACGTAATAGACTTTCTCCGTACTCCCCCTCCTTCCTCTCGACCGTAGCTAGGCACCGTAACGAATATGGTCTTTATTTCCCGAGTCCATATAACCTTTACGTACCCCGTTTCCTCTCCCCCCCACAAGTTAGCCACGGCCCCCTGCTTAGGGTTGTGGCCGTGAGCAAGCTCCAGAAGTCCCAGCATCCGGCGACCTTGGGCCACAAGAAACTGCGCACGGGGGTCATCCCGTGCGCCGTCAACCCGCAAGTTTACTGGTCCGTTGTAGCTCACAGCTTACTGCGCTTCGAGGCGGAGCCGGTACACCACGTCGTACGTATCACCGTCTTCAAACTGACGAGAGTTGTTGAGGTTGGCAGCCGAAGCGAGCACCCCGGCAGACCCCCCGCGTACGTCACTGGAGAGGATCGCGATACCGCCAATGTTTACGGAGCTGGCGGTAGCAAAGGTAAACCGTACTGGGTCTGCGGAGTTGGCGATAAGCCCGTCAACGGCTACTCCGGGTGTCCACACGGGGCGAGTGGGGTTCACGTACCCTTCGGCAGTGCTTTCGTTTTCAGCGTCAAGCGCCGCAAACGAGGCCGCTGTCCAGTCGTCTGTTGGGTTTTGGCCCACGCCGAACAGCGTCATGTACCAACTCGTGAGAGCAGCAGGTGACCCTCGCATACCAGAGTTGAGCAAGTACGTAAGATACTCTTTAGTCAAAGAGTTAAAAATAGGCTCCCACGGCCCCTCGTTATGGCTGGCGAAGTATGTGCCACGTGCTACGCCCCCGTCAGGCATCAAAATACCGCCGTCGTTGAGCTGGATAAGCTGGCTCTGTTTCATGTTACACCTCTATGGGTTCTACTGGTGAGTCGATAGCCGCCATAGAGGCAGCACTTATCGGTTGGGTGGGTACAGCCACAACTTGATAGTATCCGTCACGTTCTACCAAGTCCATTCGCACCTCAGTGTTAGGCGGCAATTTCAGCCTCCCTCCAGTCGGCGCTATTACGTTTCCCCTGTTCATCAAGAGGGCTATTCCGTCCTCGGTCAGCGCAGCCACTGCGTACCTCTGACCTTCGTTGGTCCTCACTTCCGGTGACAGCGCAGTCACAGGTACTCGGCACACCGCTCCAGGAAGTATACCTTTGCCCAGTACGCTCTCCCTGCGTAGCTCGTCTACGTCTGTACCTGAATAGAACAGCAGCTCATGCTTAGTTGAGACGTAAGTGCCGTCCTCTACAGTAATCATAGCGGTAATCTGTGATCCCGCATCTATGAAATTGTACCTAGGGTCTATCAACCCGTAGTTTAGGGGAGATGTGTAGTAGACCTTCGACCCTCGAACCGTTGCCAGCCTCCCCCCTATCTCCTCCAAGAACCTGCCGGGAGGGAACTGAACCAGAGATTGCGTACGAAGCTCCCGGCCTGTGCCGTTCAGCCTATACTTGGTAGTCTCCCCGTCTGACCAGAACAACCGAGGTACCAAGCCCACGCGTTGAGGCGGCACACCTGCGTCAAACCGTACAGCGCCGGACTCCTGACCGTTGGTATCTTCGTACGTCAAGTACCTTACGATGCCTTGTGACGTATCCCTCACCGGGGTCACCGGATTTGGCACGCCCCACGTGTGGACGAAGCCGTCAGGCCGCAAAGTACCGTGAGCGACACCGTTGGTGAAGTACGTCACTCCGTTACGAGCGAAGTAGTAGACTCTCCGGCCGTCGTACAGCCACACATCCTGGCCGAGCAGCGTCTGCACAGGCAGCAAGGTGCTCCCAGACAGACGAGATAGGCGTTCCCCGTAGACCGCTAGGGTTTCCCCCGTTACCGGGTTGCGCCACACAGAGTGGCAATCTGAGGCCCCAGAAAACGCGTCTAGGGACGGCCGTTGATGGGCCACCCCCGTGTCGTCCAAGTCCCAGTTCACCACGCGCCGTGCGAATCCCTCAGGGATACGTGTTTCATGTGAAACATGGTCCTCCCCGGCAGAGAAAGACAGCACGGCCTCTGCGGACTCAGCCATGGCAGATCAGCTCCATGTCAACGCGAGTGCGGAGCCAGCCGAACAAGAAGTCCTCGAACTTCTCGTCCTGCGCAGCCAAGTCCATGTAGTAGGCCCCACGCTGCACGAGGAGGGCCTTCAGCAAAACATCCTTACCGACCTTGCCCCTCTTGCCGATCAACGAGTCCAGGGCCTCCATGGTTTTCCCGCCAAGGGCGCCGTCCACCTTCAGGTCGGCCCAGTCACGGCCGCGTTGATTGAGAAGGTTCAGTGCCCGCTGGAGCATCATGGTGGCACGAGGAGGGCCGGTGTTCACGCCGCAGTCGAACAGCTCTTTGGCCAGCACCAGAGAACGCATCGCCACGAGGTGGAATCCAGGCTTCTCAAAGTAAGACTTACGGTACACAGAAAGCGCGAATGACTCGGGGAGGTCTTTCATGCCCCCGGTGTATCCGTGCGCTCGGGCCACGGCCTCGGTGATACCGTACATGGTAGCCCCGCCAGGGTCAGAGTCGTGGTTGGAAAACCCGCCCTCTACTTCCCATGTATGCTTGACCAGCTCGTCAAACGCGTCTTCTTCCGACTGTAGCTCTACCTCGTCAATCCACTTAGTCATTGCTTGTCTCCTGCCCTGCGGCCGTAGTGGTGCTTAAAAGCCTTCATCCTGTTATGTTTCCTAGTCTTGAGGTCCGTCATATCAGAACCCGTCTCACTGGTCCTACGGTCAGCAAGTATCTTGGCCGTAGCGTAGTACAAAGACGCGTTAAGTATGGCGAACCCGCTCCACAGCCCTGCGTATATGTTATTTGTAATGTACCAACCTGGGGAACCTACTAACTGGACACCCTGTATAAGCACGAATGTTATGCTGCCCATGCCTAGAGTAGCCACAATGTGCTTATCTGCTTCTTGGCAACTCCCTTTGCTTTTGAAGAACCGTCGCACCTCCTTAATCACGAGGAGGTGCGTGGCGGCTGCGAGCAGCGTAAAAAGCAAAGAAGTAGTCATTACGTTCACCTCAGTCTGGCCCCTTGATAGAACGAAGTTTCTTCATCAGCGCAGATCGGTTTTGGTCTATGGTGTCAAGTATAGGGTACGCGAGGAATCCTGTAACAAGTGAGTAGAACTCTCTGCGGTTCATTGATGCGTCGAACCACAAGACTACACCCCAGCCCACTACCCATGCGAGGAATACGTTGGCGATGAACCCCCACCCAGAGAAGGCACGGCCTTTGCGAGCCGCTTGGTATACGTAGTGAGCAGTGCCCCCAAAGGCACCTATCGTTCCGTATACCACCATTTCCTGGACCAGCTTTGCGATGGTTGAGTCCACGTCAACCTCCTGTCTGCGTACGAAATTCAATCACCAACGTATTATACGTTATTTATACTTCAGTTCCCTCTAATGCCGGTGATTTCTTGGAGAGCCGGAGTAAACTGCCTGCTCGTCGGCGCCCCAAACTCCCGAACGTTTTGCTCTGTGCGACGTTGATTGACCAACATTCTGCCTATGTCCTGGCCAACGATACGGAAAGCCGGGTTCTTGGCACCGAAATTCTCTATGCGGCCCATCACTTCCTGCTTACCCTCGTCGTCCCCCAACGCGTGGTACGTCGCGTACTCGACCAGCAAGTTCTGCCTCGCCCTTTGGACATTGCTAGTGGCCTGGTACACCGCGCCAGCCGTTTCCTGTGCGACGAGTACATCCGCTGAGCGCATACCGAGCGCCCTATTCACAGAGTCCCACATCCCGGTGTCGTACGTTATAGCTCCTGAACGGTTACGTACGCCATCCCGTTCATGCCACGCTCGTACCGGGTCCGCAAAGGGCTTAGGTAGCAGCCCCTGACTGGCCTCGTAGAAGTCCCCGTTCATAGCATCCATAGTACCTTTTATGACCCCCGTGGTGAGGCCAAACCAAGGACCTATGTTCTGCTCTAGGTAGTACACGGCCGACTCACCGAAGTCGTCCGTCTTGGGTGCGTACACACGGTCTCCCAGGAACGGCAGCACACTACCTACCTCTATACGGCTGGGGTCCATGTTGAGCACCCCACCCATAAAGCCGTGGGATACAAACGTAGGCACCGCCTGGAGAAGAGCCGTACGGCTGTCCACGAAATCTTCATCGTCGCTACCGAACGCGTCCATGATGGCGAACGCTATCGGGGATAGCGCGGTACCTACAGCGCCTGTGAAGGCGAGCTGCGTACCAAGCATGTAGGCCAGAGACTTACGCGCCAACGACCGTTCCTCCGCAGTAGCTTTATTGCCGCCCATGGAGTCACGTATGTCCTTCGCCATCATAGCGATCATGTTCAACCTGTACTGCTGGAACTGGCCCACCAGCCTACGAACAGGCCCTTGTAGCATCTCAGCCTTGTTTGACTGCGAGTAGTTGAACTGCGTAGAGTCCACGGCATCTTTAGCCACTCGGTGCAGCATATCCAGGTCTGTGTCACTCAAGTTCTCCAGGTCCATGTTGTTCTCGGCCGCGTGCATCCTAGTCGCCATGTATGCCGTCATCTGCCGGTTGAACACCTCAGACTTGTGTATCCACACAGACATGCTCTCGACCGTCTTTCTCCAAGTAGCATTAAGCTGCCCGGACTCGCCGTTGGCTGCGTCCGTCATGTCCATAGAGAACGTGAAGTCCAAAGTACCGTCCTCGAACAGCCTTTGCATAACCGACCTAACACCCGTGGCTGCCGACCCGTTCGTCGCCGCCTTCTCGCTAAGGAAGTCTCCTCCGCTCTTGGTGAAGTTGGCCATGGCTTCTTTGCCTATGGCCAACGTGTTAGCCCCTCCGTACCTAGCAGCCAACCTAGGCATCGCGACCATAAACGTCTGGGTAGCGTTCACGAACAACTGTGACGGAGAGGTCATCATGTACAGGAAGCCTGCACCTGACAGCGTAGAAGCCAGCTTACTGTAACTCTTGTTCAACGCTGCCTGGTGCTGTGACTGCACCTTGTCCACCACCGACTGCTCAAGCTCGGTATTTACCACCCGCCCTTCGTCGTCCATCTGACCCGGCTCAATCGCTGCCGCCTTAGCCCTGATATGCTCCTGCATACCCGTAATAGCCTGGCTGATACGCCCGTCGTACTCTATAGCAGATATACGACGTGCGGCCTTCAGGGAGTAGTCTGAGTACGCTCGAAGCCCATCCATGCTGTAACCAGAAACGTTCTTCCTGCGGTTGGAGAACTTACCGAAGGAACTGGCAGGAAGCATCTTCAGGTATGTCTCAGTCAACGCGTCCCGTATGAGCTTAGCCGTCTCCGGTGGCGAGTCTTCCGGTATCGCGTTGACGACGGAAGACTCAAGCGCGTCGAGCTGTTGCTGGTTGAGGCCGGAGAACACTCCGTTTTCCGTGCTGTTCAGCGTACGAGACACCGTGAAGCCGTCCACGGCCGGGTATTGCTTGGACATCGCCACCCGCATGGCCTCGGCCTCGGTCTGAGTATCGTGCCCAGATAAGTGTTCAGTGCCCTCCGGCCCCCTCACTATGACCAAGTGGTCACCGTGGCGGATCAACGGAGAGTACGGGCCGTTAGTGAGCTGTCTCCGAGCTACCCGGAGGATGTGGTCATCCGGCAAGGGCTCGCCCTTGGTACGCCCTGTGATGCGCCGCAACTCCGCCTCAATCGCGTTGAGGTGAGACACCGCCGCATCACGGTACGATGCCTGCATTTCCCGGTACAGCGTCTGACCCTCGGTGCCCAGGTTGTTATACTTGCGGCTGAGGACTTCCCACGCCGCCTTGCGCTCCTCGGGCGTCATGTTGTACCGCTTGTAGTTGATACCTGGCTGGTCTTCCCACGCCTTTTGCGGCCACACCTGGAAGAACGAAGTCTCCTGTAGGACTGAGTTCAAGTCATCGACCTTCTCGGGGCTGTGCCGCTGGAACGCTTGCCCCCGGTCGGATAGCTCCATCACTGACGAATGGAAAGTCTCCCCGTCCAGCTCTATGTCCCGCTTACGCGCCAGACGCTGGTTGAACCGGGCCTCCTGCTCACCTTTCAGCGTGTTCAAGTCCCGGAAGGTATTGCGCACTTCGGTAGTGCCGTCCTCAGCCGTTATAACGTGGTCGAAGTTACGCCCGTACAAGTTGTAAATCTGGTTCAGAGGGACAAACGGCAAGAACGCACGGCCGTACTGCCCGCTCTTGATGTTGGTTAATATGTCTCGTAAAGACGTGCGGCTTACGTTGGTCGCTTCTTTTATTGCCTCCCCTATAGCGTTCTGTCTGCCCGGTACATCCGGTCTCCCACGGTTAAGCGTCTCCATTACACGAGAGAACCGTTGGCTCTGAGTGATGGCCTGCGGCTTGCCTATCAACGTATCGAGAAAGTCGTTCTCGCTCAGGGGCTGGTACCCCCGGTTAATAACATCCTCTCCTCTAGTAGCCCTGGCCACGTCGTCAAGAAGCGCGTCCACCTGCCGATCCGTCACACGGTACTTACTCACCCCCAGGGTGGACTCGAACGTAGCCTGGACAGCAGACTTTATCTTGGTCCACACGTCCCCAGTAAGCCTCTCGTTCGCCGCTATCATGTCCACCAAGACTTCTTCCGCAGCTCCGGCCCTATCCAGAGACTGGTTGCGCATCTTGGTACGGATACGTTCACGCAAGGCAGCGTTGGCCCACAACCTGTTGGTGACAGCCGACACCCTGTCCCCCAGCATTGATCGGATACCTTTGTGTGCTCCTTCATGAGCGATTACTTCTGCCAAGTGTTCTGCCGTTTTTATGTTCGACAGGATAGCGTGGACGCCATCGTTGTCGAACACACCTGCGGCATCCGTAGGCGCGTACCTACCCGTTGCTTTCTTATAGTCCGCAACCGTCTGGTGAAACTGTACGTCAGGGTTGTTGCCCATGATGTCGTCTAGTGTGTCAGGAGTCAGGAGCGTTTCTTCTTGCTCTTTACCTTTGCCTTTCTTGGCGTCCTGTTTTCTCTTGCGACGAGGGCTGCGGCTAGGAGGTGGCTCGGGGGTAGCCCCGTCCTCCTGACGCTGCGCTGCCGTACGGTAGTCAATTACCGTATCGTCCTCCGGGTTTACCCTCATGAAGTTGCCACGGTCAGCCGTGCCGTTGTATATGGCAACAAGCTCACGCTTGTCCTCCACGGACATGGCCTTAGCCGTGGGCGTGTCCATGATAGAGGCGTACATAGTGTCCAGCTCTTCCATGCTAGACGCCAACACTAGCTCGTCTCTCAGGTAATCCTTGCCCTTGCGCTTGTAGAACTCAGTGCGGCTCTCGCCCTTCTTAGCTTCGTCAAGGTAGTAGCCCTCTACTCTCCTCTGTATACGCTCTACGTTAGCCTGCTTCTGTTGCAAAGCTATATCTGACTTCTCGGCAGGAGGTATAACCGCTTCCTCTGCTTTCTGAAGTACGGGGTCAGCAGCAGCCTCTTGCTCCTGCTGTTGTATCTCTTGCTGTTCCTCGATCTGTTGCTCTTGTGCCTGCTGCGGGCTGAAGTCATCGTACGTCTGCACCTTGAGCACCCACCCTCGGCCGGGTATCTCTTCGGCTTTCAAGTCAGCTATCTTGACGTTATTCTCAATAGCGATGTCCTTGAGCCACCGACGACGCTTCGCATCGTTGGCTTGCTTACGGTTATCGAAGGGCAGCCCATCGGGGGTGTACAGAGCAGGTACCAACGGGGCGCCTGCCGATTGCCGTGCCTCCAGGTCCTGGATAGGCGCAGAATCTGCGGGCGTATCGACCACGGGCTCGGCAGGGGGCTCGACAGGAGCCGTAGTCGGGTCCAGCAACCTATCGTCACGCTCTTGCTGCGTACCAACTTGTTGCTCTGGCTCCGTCGCAGGCGTAGCAGGTACCGGGTCCATGTCAGTCGTAACGTCATACACGGTGCCCAGGGTCCTGCCCAAGACACCCGCTTTCGTAGCCGACTTGCCCAATTCGTTGGCCATGTCAGACAGGAACACCCCAGCCTCCGGGGTACCCGGTGCTATGTTGGCGTCAAGCGCTGCCTGCTTAAACCGCTGCCACTCTTTGTTGTTCTTGTTGAGGTTGTTCTTCTTGACCTCAAACGTCTCGCTCTCGTCCAGCCAGCTCCTCCACTTCTCGTCTACCGGACGAGCAGCTTCTCTAGCCTCGGCTTCCAGGGCTTCCTGCTGTTCCTGCGCACGGGCGTCCTGCTCCTCGACTACGCGGCGAGCATCCCTTACAGCCTCTCCTCTGTCTATTGTCACTAGCCGCTGTTCGTAGGGATCGTACCGGGTGTACTTCCTGTTTCCTTCCTCGTCTACGCTTTCCTTGTACTTGGATAGTGTCTCGGCCTCTACTCGGGCTTGCTTTTCTTCGACCTCTACCTGCTTGGCCGACCGAATGTCACCCTCAGTTACACCGGCTTGCTGATTAACCCGAGTCGTTTCTTCTACCTGTTGGCGTACACGCGCACCTTCTTCCCGCGCTTTCTTACGTACATCCATTATCCTTTGCAGGGTAGCGTCCCACTGTTCCCGCGTCATGCCTTCAGTAGCCTGGTCAAACAAGGCTTGCTGCTCAGGGTTCACCTCGATGTTGCCGTTCTCGCCCTCGAACAGAATTTCGTTCTGTATAAGGACGCCACCCAGGTCAGCCGCACGCTGCTCCTCGCCGGTAAGCCGTAACTCCGGCTCCTGCTCGATCTCAAGACCAAGCTCCTGCTGAGGTGACAGCTCCTGTGTCGCCTGCTGTAATGCCTGAGCCTCTGTAAACCCTTCGTTCTCGACAAGTCCCGTGGCACGCTCCCTGATACGCACGTCAATCTCGTCGGGAGTAGCTGCAAGGGAAAAGTCCGGGGGCTCAATCTCCCTCGTCGCCTGCTGCATTGCCTCGGCGTCTGTGTACCCGCTGGTTTCGATAAGATCGTCAGCACGTGCCCTGATCTGCATATCAAGCTGTTCTGGTGTAGGCGCGGCCGGTCCCTCCGTGGATACTTCACGGCCGAACAGGTCCACGTTGGGCAGTCCAGGGTCATCCGCTGCTCTAGCCGGGGCGTCAGGAGCCGGGGGGTTAGCCATACCGGCGTAAGCACCCAGGGGTCCACCGATCAGGCCACCGCCGATGCCGCCCATAACCGCAGCCTTTCCTACACCTTGTCCCAACGTGTTGTCGGGAGCCACAGCGTTGACAGCGGTAGTCTCCAGGGTGCTTTGCAGGGCCTCTTCCGTCGCCTCACGGCCGATGCCGCCGACTGCGCCCTTCACAGCGCCCACACCAGCCCCTGTGCCGCCGACACCGGCCAACCTGCGGCCCACGGCACCCTCCAAGGCGCCCGCGCCTGTGAACCGGCTTATAGCCCCGCCTCCGATGCCTGCCACCAGACCTGCGCCTAGACCCAGGAGAGGACGAGCAACGCCGTCTACGTCCTGTTCTCGCAGCGTGCGGACAGCTTCCACGTTGGTGGAGCCCGCTATCTGTGCCCCACCTGTGCGGATAGCGGCTGTAGTGGCAGCTTTCTGCGCAGCTTCCTTGCCTGCAACAGCGCCTACCGTCCGGGCAGCCATTCCACCTGCGGCTACGGTAGGGATCAGAGAAGGTACCGCACGTCCGGCTATGTCCCAAAGTAGGCTAGGGTCGCTCAAGTACGCCTGAGCACCAGACACGAGGCCGTCATCGAACGCCGCGTTGGCGTCCTCCCTACGTAATTGCAGGGGCTCAGACTGCCAGCCCTGCACAGCGTCCCCCGCCTCACGGAAGTTCCCGGAGAAACCCCCCGTCACCTCGTCTAGGGTACCCAGGGTGGCCATGTTGCCTATGCCGTACGTCGCTTGCCCGAGGTCTATGGCGCCCCCTAGCAGCGACAACCCGGTATCACCGGCAACCTCGCCAAACGTACGACTGCGGTCACGCGTATTATTGCGGACTAACTCAGCCAAGTACTGCATGTCCTGAGTAGAAGGCGCACTCCTCCGGTTGCGGTACGCCTCCACTGCACCCTTCGCAGCCTCCGCAGCCGGGTCTACCCCGATCCCTAGTCCTGTAGCCATATCAGCCTCACTGCCCTGCGCTTTGGTAGAGGTTATTCATCCTCGCCAACTGGTCGTCATTGAGCGCTCCCATGGCATGTAGTAAGGTAGCCATCTGAGGCGTCATGCCCTCTACGCCGTTCGCAGTGTTCATAGCTACGGGCGCACCCATGTCGTTAAATATAATCCTGTCCGGCTCAAGCGCTTCACCTGACGCTATAGTTGTAGCTGCCGGGAGACTCAGGTCTCCGCTCTGGAATAACTGCAACGATACTGACTCTACCGCCCGCTGGAAGTCGCTCGGTTGACCGGAATTGGCGTTCGTCTGAGCGTTCGTTTGGTTGGCCCCGGCGTTAATCATGCCGATCTCGTAGTCCATATCGTTCGCCCTACGAGTGGTCCGGTCTCCAATAAGCGTACGATCCATCCCTCCCATCTGCTGGAGGGCTGTGCTGCCAAGGCTAGAGTCCCTGTTGATGTCCGCTACGCCTAAGCGTGACTGTCCGCCTACGTCGTCGCCGTACATGCTGGCTTGCGCCTGCTGCTCTACGCCTGCCTGCTGGCCCATGGCCCGCAGTACGTTCAACGCACGGCCTCGTTCTCCTAACGTACTGTTGTTGCCGTTCATTCCAGCATAGTTGTCCCTCGCTTCCAGGAAAGCAGCCACAAGCTCTCCTCCAGGCTGCCGTAAGCCACCACCCACACCGAATCCACCCCCTCCTGCGGGAGTGAAGTTGACCGTACCGCCACCCTGCGGAATACCATTGGCCGCCGTACTAGACGCGCTGTATTGAGGTGTAGCTGAGTCCGAGTAGACGTTGCCTGACTGTCCTGCTGGCACCGGGGCTTGCGCCTGTGCCGGGGCTTGTGTCTGGCTCTGCGTAGGGGCTACTGACCTCTGAGCGCTGTACTGCGGCGTAGCTGCATCAGAGTAGACATTGCTCGGCTGACCGGCCGACGCCGGGGCACGCGAAGGCGCCCCAGGAGTGTCCACGCCAGGGGCGCCCGAGGGGGCGGGCTGGCCTGCACCTGCGGTCGGTACGCCTGCGTTACCGGGAGTGACCGTAGGCTGTCCCGTGAGCCGGTCCACAGCGGACTGTACAGCGGGCATGGTCGCCGGGGCGGTGTACTGAGGAACGTCAGGCCCCGGAGCCGGAGCCGGAGCACGGAGAAGGTCAGGCGGGGGCGCCCTCAGCAGCTCGGGGGGACGGGGTGTAGGCTGAGGCCCTGCATTGAATTGGCTCTCGATGGCCCCTGCTGCGTTGTCAACGTCGCTAAACTCGTTCCTCATGTAGTCAAGTCCTGCACCGGCTAGGGCACCGACCCCGCGCCTGACGTTCGCACCACCGGCTGCGGCTGTATTCTGCAAGTAGTCCAGCGTACCCGAAACGCCGTCTCTTATCCCCCTGGCCGAGACGGAGCCAGGGCTGTTCCCCCCAAAGTCGAAGTTCTGCTGCTGGCCCACGGGGTCCGCACCAGCGCCGATTCCTCGGCCTGCCGCCTGCAACATCGGGGCGATGCTGCTCCAATTCTGCTGCCTACCTACCTCGTCCGCCCGCGCATACGCCGCGTCGATGTCCCGACGATAAGCAGTGCGTTGCTGCGGGGGTGTATCGAGTCGCCTTTGTTCCGGCTGGAGCGCCATGACACTCTCCTCAGTTGTTTACTCTAACGCCAAATGTAGCAGGTAAGAGGTGCTTGCGTCTCCACCGTTTGCGCATCTTCGATATAGTCCGGTCCCACTGATTCCGGTGAGTCGTCGCCTTGGGAATGTTCTCAACATCGGTATCGTGATTGCGCAAGGCCCGATATGCAGCCCACTCGCACAAGTCAAGGTGCCGCTGTACGGGTACCTCAGGCTCTACATCCGAATCTGGGTCGTTGTCCACGGGTACGGGCAACGGGTTCAAGGGGAGCCTGCTCACCCGTAGGTAAACGACTACGCCTTCGTCCTCGGTTCTAGGGGTAGGGTAGATACGTAGTTGGTTTGATGCTTCGTCCAAAGCAAACGCAAAGGGCTCTCCAGGACGGCTGTACAGCTTCGTAGGGTACGCAGTGGTGATGTCTTCCGACCCGTCTTCCATTTCATGCGTAGTTACCTGGCGGAGCCTTCTCCCTGTCCTGCGGTAACCTACACGCACCGACTTAACGTCAATGATACGGTCACTGAGGTCGTACACGTCTTCCCCTGTGACCAACGTAATTTCTGTTATCTCCGGGGTAGACGAATCCACTATGCAGTGGGTCTCCTCGGCCATGATGTCGGCGGCTTCAGACAGGTAGGCCACAAGCGAAGCAAGGTTCCATTGACTGGAACCTTGCCCGCGCACTGCGTGACTCGTGTCACGCAGTATGTTGCCCTGAAGCTCGCTCAAAAGCTGCGAGACTTTCATCCGGGCTTACTCCTCTTCGTCAGGAACAATACGATAGGGGAACCTAGGTACGTTACGTACGCCGATAATGCGGCCATTGTCGTCAACACGCGGTTCAGTCTGCGTGGCGTGGTTAAGAATTTCCATCCAGTTCTGGTTCAACTTAACCGGAACCTCTGCGGGGATAGTCTTGAATGTCCCGTTGAGGCCCAATGTCAGTCCGCCAGGAGGGAACTGGGAGCTGTCATTGAGCATGATAGTGTATTCTTTGAGCTTCTTGGTAGACTTTCGCTTGCCCGCCGAAGCCCCCACCTTGTCCGCAGACTTCTGACGGGTAGTGGCTGCCTTGCCGGCCGCACTAGCGCGGTTACCCTTGCCACCTTCTTTTTCTACGGGGTCGTTCTCGGATTCCTTCTCGGGCGGCTGTACGGTGGACGCACCGTCATTGCCCTCGTTATGAAGGTCGTTGTCCAACTCATTGTAAATCGGTTCATCTGGCATGGTTTAGTCCTCTTTTGATGTTGCCTCGAAAGCCTCGTCAAATTCGTCAGCACGCTCTTTAGCGCTTTCTTCTGCCGACGCAATGACGCTTTCGATTACTAAATCTAGCCCTGCCTTCAGCGAGGCCACGTCGGGAAATACCGCCATATGCTCTTCGTCAATGTATGGGCCATCCGCGGCGCGGTTCTTCTTCACGATCTCGGGGTCGTCGTAACGCACCACGAAACCGTTGTCCGCAACTTCCACTCGAAATGAGTTGGGCATCATAAGTAGCTAGGGCCGAGGTTTCCCCCGGCCCCCCTCCGGTTACGCGGTGGCGGCAACCTCGGCACGGATCATGAACGCATCCTGAAGGATGACAGTGGCGTGCCAAGTCTTCCAACCTGCGGTACCGCGCTGTGCCAGCGGGTCCGTCTCGGTCGGCTTGGGCTGTACGACGGTGATGCTGGCAGCCTGAGCGCCCTTGAGCGGCACAGTACCGAAAGCGTCACGCGCCAGGTACAGGATCGGGTACACGTCGATATTGGTGTCGTCCATCGCCAGCATCCCGGTGACGCCTACGGCAGCACCTGCGCTTTCCCATGCTTCGAAGACAGTAGAGGACACGTAACGCACGTTCTCCACGGACCCGATCTCGCCGGGGATAGGCTCGACACCTGCGTAGTGCTTGGTGTTGATGTACGCCGGGTTACCGTTGGCGTCCACGAGGTTGCGAATGTCATTCTCCAGGTCCGGGTGGACCAGGGCGATAAACGCGGGCTCGATGGGCTTGGTCTGGTACGACGGGCTGGACGTAATCATACTGGTGTGAGGACGTGCGTTCTGGCGCTTGAGGGCGCGTACGATACGACGCTGGAGAGCCAGGTCAATCGGCGCGTCCACGTCAGAACGAGCGGTCACGAGGTCAGCGTAGAAGACGTTGGTACCGGCCTTCAGCACGTTGAACCGCAGTTCCTCCATAGTCTGAGCCGCTTGCTCGCCGAGGATGTCGGTCATTTCACGAAGGGCTTGCGGGAAGTCCTCGTGAGTGTCCTGCATCACGTCGGTGAAGCCCATCCAGTCGCCGTACTGTACGATGGAGACTTCGTAGTCCTTGTGCGCCAGCTTGGACCCGGCAGGAGTCACACCTTCTGCGATCACCTTACCCTTGGGTACGTTGAACGCACCGGCATCGCTACCGGCCGAACCCGTTGCACCTTCCATGAAGTAGCGACGGAACTTGGCAGTCTTGGTGGCGTTCCTGGGGAGCGGATACGCTTGTCCGAAACGCTCGATAATGAGGTTCGGGGCAGCACGCTTCAGGAAGTTGGCTACGGAGTGCCCTGCCTGACGCGGGGTAATATCACCGTATTTAGTAGTCATTGCTCGTTCTCCAGTTCAATCAGGTTCCAGCAAGCTCTTCGGCAAAGCCCGAGTCAAAGTCGTTCGGGTCACTGCCGCGTGGGTCGGACCCACGGCTGCCGGTGTTCACTGCGGCTGTTGCGGAAGCCGCACGGGTGTTAGCAGCGGGTTTCGGCGGTTTGGCCGGTTGGGTTGGCTGCTCTGTCACTCGTGTAGTGCCCCCGTTATTAGCCGGAACTTGAGACGAGGCTGGTACATTTGGCGCTGCACCCGTCGATTGTCCGGTACCGTTACCCCCTACGTCTTTCTTGTAGAGGTCTATCAGGCCAATCACCTGCTCTGCGCTGCCGTCTCTCAAAACCTGTGCAGCGGCTTCCCGAATTACCGGGTTGGCCTGTTGGTTTACCCACCCCTGCAACGCACCTTGCTTCAGTGTGTCGAAGTCTTCGTGGGCTCCCCGAATCCTGCCAAAGTGAGTTTGTACCTTCGATTCCTGGATATGCTCAGCAATCGGCGCTAATACTTGATTCACTTCTGCCAGGACTTGCTCTCTCGTGTGGCGGGCGATAGCTTGAGTGCGAATCTGCTCTGCCTCGCTTACCTCCCCCCACTCTTTCCCGTAACTGTCGAGGACTTGCTTCTCCTCGTCAGTGAGGTATTCCTTCCAGTCCTTGGGCGGCTGGTACGGCTGCTGCTCTTGCTGTTGCCGTGACTGCTGCTCTTGCTGTTGCCGTGACTGCTGCCCTTGATTCCGGTTACCAGCACTAAGCTGCTGGAACATATAAGCAAGAGTAGCTGGGTCAAGCTGCTGTTGTCCAGCGTGATTATCAGGGGGGAGCTGTTCTCCGCCAGGGAGTTTCTGTGGCTGGTCCCCGCTCTCCCCCTCCGGCGCAGGCTCTTCGCCAGACGCGGGGGCCTTGGGGTCAGTGCTCGGCTCCTGCTTGGGCTCCTGTTTGGGCTCTTCCCTAGGCTCGTCACCCTCCTGCTTAGGCTCTTCCTTGGGCTCTTCCTTGGGCTCTTCCTTGGGCTCCTCCTTGGGC